GGCATAGGCTCGAAGCGTTCCGCCAAGCAGGTAGCCCGTATGCCTGTAATCGCCATCCGCACTGATAGAAGCGAACGTGGCGATACGATACCAAGACGAACTACCCAAGGGCTTATGCTCGACGTACAGGTTGGCTCCGGCGGATTGAATCAAGTCCACATCGACGTTCACGTCGTAGTAGAATGGATAGTCGTGTGCGCCGCCGCCGGTCAGCGTAACAGCTGTGCCGGACGTGTCCGGGCCGTCGGACCAATAGTTGATCGGGTTCTGCGCCGTCAGCGCGACAGCGAAAAGAACTGTTATCAGGATGAGAAAATAGTGTTTCATCGCTTGTTCCTTTTTTTTGTGGTGCGGCTCGTGGCGGTTTCGGCCTTGGCAATCTGCTTTTCTGCGATAGCTTCGGCGATACCGTGAAGGATGAGGTCGAGAGCTACCTCATCAGGCAGCTCCGCCTCTTGTCCCTTCCTGAATGCTCCGAATTTTCCGGCCACTGCCTTGAGAATTGTTACTTTCATTGTTCTCGCTTTTTAGGCGTGAAGCAGGTGCTTGAGGGCTGCGGTTTGCAACAGCTTGCCATCGGCGCGTTGCCATGCCAGGAACCCAACGTTCAGCTTTTCGGCATAGCGTTCGGTCAGTCGGCGCATGGTCATGTTGCCAACCGTGCGGATGATGTACTTGGAAAAGTCGCCGAACACAACGGACTTCTGACCCGTAGCGACATCCGGCATCTGCTGGTTGATCCAGTACCGGTATCCCAGGATGCGGTCCGGCTCGCCTTCGCGCATGGACGGAACCCACAGGAAATTGTCGTTCGCGTCGCTCAGCTTGATGATGTAGCTCAGGGTGCTGTCATTAAACATGAACCCCACCCGGTCGCCGAGCCTGTAGGCCGGGTCTACCGAGTGCTTCAGGTCGATCAGGTTGTCGCGCGTGATGGCGGTCGCGCCCGCGTCAGCCCCTTTCGACGTGCCGTTGGAGGCGGCAAGCAGGCCGGTCGGTTGCGAGGAACCCGTGCCGGTGGTGAAGTAGGTGTTCCAGGTCACACCGAGGCGGCGGCCCAGCATTTCGCCGATGGCCTGTTCGAGTGGTACGCCGGTATCTTGGAGGAGTTGTTCCGACACCTCGATGAGGCTGCCCAAGGTGTAGGCTCCGTACGACACCTCAGTATCGTCGAAATCCAATACCGCGATGGCCGTGCCTTCGGTCTGCAATGATGCCGTTGCGGCGGTGTCGTCTACAACGGGCCAGGGCAGGGTTGCGCCGGATGCGGTGTTCAGGATGGTGCAGGCGTTCAGCATCCCGCCCCATTGGGCCATCGTGAGTTCAAGCTGCCCGGAGAAATCTTCCGGAATGGTGTAGCCGCCCGTGCCGACGGTGGTCGTCTGAGGGTCGGTTCCCCGGTATTCGGCCTTTTTTGTGCCGATCAAAGCGCGCTCCTCAGCACTCAGAGAGGTCATGCCCCAACGAGCGTACTTTTCCCACACGCTGCGATAGTCGAGCGGCTTTGCGGGCGCGTCCTGGCCGGCCACCTTGCGCTCTTCTTTCTCGATCAAGCTTTCATTGGCCTTCATGGTCTCAGCCTGTTCAATGGCGCGGGTCAGGGCCTGGAAGTCGTTGTTCGCCTTATCCCACTGCTGGTTTTCATCCTCAGTCATAAGGCGGTTTTCATCCTTGGACCGTTTCTGGAGGTCACGCATGACGTTAAGCGCCCGCGCCCTCTCCTCGATCATCTCGCGGATAGTTTTCATAGCTTATTAATATTTTCGTGAATAATGAGGGCGCGGACCAAGTGCGCCTGTTCGGTATCTATCTGCTGTTGCAGTTCGTTGGTTGAGTTCTCTTGTTTTTCCTTCAGGCTGCGCAGGGCAACCGAAGTGTCTGGATAGGCCGGGTATGTCACCGGCGACACATCGAAAAGTCGGGCTACCTTCGTAATGGTGCGGCGAGGCTTTTTCTTGTCCTTGTATCCGCTCGATTCGCCTTCCCATTGCTCTTCGCCGACAACGAATCCGAAAGAGGATTGATTGATGTCGCCCCGGCGCACCGATTCGAGCAGGTCATTTCCGTAAGTAGTGTCCGGCACATCGAACTCATAAACAAGCCCCCGGCTGTCCGTAGACAGGCGGAGTGTACCGGCAACAGTGCGGGCCAGGATTTTCGAGTCTTCATGATTTACGAGGGCGCGGACATCATCTTCCAATACCTCGTCGAATGCACCCGGCGCAATGCGCTCCGTGAACCCCCCTAGGTCTTCGCTATCTGAATCGTAGACAGCCGCATAGCCGCGCAACGTCCGGCTATCCGGCTCTGCGCGAAGCTCTTGTGCCTTGAATACACGGATTTCTATATTGTTATTCGCTTTCTGCATCGCTCAACAGTGTTTGCACGTCTGTGTTTTCTTGAGTTTCGGGCTGTGAGGGGAGTGGCTTGTCAATGTCGGCCATAGCCCCCTGGATGAATCTGCGGTCGCCGTCCTCCACCGCATTCTTTTCTAGCATTTCCCGCACCTCATTGATAGACAGCGCACCCATATTGAAGAAGGTGCGGGCGTATTCGGCGCGGCTTTCCAGGTCAGCCATGAGTAGATCGTCGAAATCGAACTCCGCACAGAAGTAGGATTGCCCCGGCCGCGGCTGCCGCTCATAAGAGGGGAAAAGCTTGCGGTTGATCTCGGCGGCGATTCGCTTGCACCAAGGCCGGATGGTGAGTGTAAGGAAAAGTTGAGATAGGTGTTCAATGTTGTTGAAGGTGGCCCGCTCCAAGTCCTCTAACAGAAATTGAGGCACTCCGAAGATTCGGGCCATATCTGAGGCGACAGCCTTTTTTGTTTCCGAGAAAGAGGCTTCTGCTGGGTTCAGGGTGATGGTCTGGTAGTCCATTCCCTCTTCAAGGATGGCCGTCCGCCCGGCGTTCTGGCTGCCTTCGTAGGCTTTTCGCCAAGATGACTTCAGCCGCTCCATTGCCTCCTTGGATAAGCTGCCGGGGTGTTTCAGGATGCCGGACAGTTGTGCGCCGTTCTTGTAGAAGTTGGCCCCGTAATTGCGATTCGCAAGGGCCAGGGAGAAATTATCGCGGTGAACGGTGAGTACATTAAGTCCGGCCTGTCCATTCCATGAAGTATTGGCTATGTGCAGGATTTCATTGTATGCGTATGTCTTGCCGCTCGTATTGTGCTTGTACACCAATGCCCCATTGTCCATTTCGTAGACCTCGACCTCTTTCGGGTTGAGCAGGGTGAGACTCCTGGGGTAAGCGTCGCGGCGGTTCAGCTCGATCACAGCATAGGCGTTGCCATACAGGGCCGCGTGGAGCATCATGGATTCAAGGAAAGTGAAAGGCGTGGAGTACCGGTTCGGCTCCACATTGAATAGGTTGTACACGGCGTGATCGTACTTCTCAATCTTGCGTCCGTCCGGTGTTTTTTCGTAGACCTTGAACGGAACCGAGGCGACGGTTTCACCAAGAACTTTCACGGCCCGCCAAGCTTCAGATAAGCCCAAGACTGACTCAACCGACACCATCACACCGGCAGCTCCGACTGGGGAGTGTAGCGCGGTCAGTGCCGTCGAAATCGGAACGCTAGGATTGTTGAGGTTTCGCTCCTCTTCAACTTCGCGGATAAAAATAGACTTGATGGAATCGAGCCAAGACATAGATACGGTATATACCTATGCGCAAAAACGCTCATTTAGCTCGAATTAAGGGGAAACTTAGTTTCGATTGTTTGGATAAATGACCAAAGGAGTCTTTGCGTTTATCAAGACGTTCCTACAAATGTTTGTGCGGCTACGTCATTTCCAGGAACGGCCACACCCTCGGCATATCATCACCATGATAATCGTGCCGGAACCGAAGCCACCACCCCCCGATACTTTTCGGCATGGCGATTCGTTCAATAGCCCATCCACCCGATTGCTCGAACTCCTGCTTGTAGGTTCCGCACTTAACGTGGATCTGCGGTATCACACGAACCCGGCCAACCTGAGTCAGCCGGTATTGCGGCTGCTCCATTATCCATCGGTCGTGCGTGTGGCCGGATACCACGATGTGGGCATCCGGAGCAATGGATGAGTAACGGGTAGTTGATTGCGTACCCTTAGAGACTACACCGCCCCATTTGCCGTGATGGAAAAAAAGGATGTAGGTCGTCGCGCCGGAACCCTTGAAGTGGAATCGCACAAATCCCTGGTATCCGCCCCGGTACACCATACCGCCTCGTTCGTTCAACCCCTTCACGAGTCGCCCGGTTGGGTCAGTTTCGAGGTTCTTCAAAATGGCCGTTTCGTGGTTCCCGTCGCCGAACAGGAGGAAGTTTTCGGCCCAAGGCGTAAGTTGGTCGATCGCATCCTCGATAACCGAATCGAGATAGGTGTTAGTGTTGTGTTCGGGCCGGATGTCGGACTTTGAGCTCCGCTTGTCATACCGGCCTTGCATGAAGCAGAAAAAATCCCCGAAAGAAAGGATTTTCGCGTTTCGCTTTTTCGCCTCATCGAAGTGCTTGAAGAGGAGGTCGCGTTTGGATTTCGGATTATCGAAATGTACATCAGAGATGAGCAGATATTCCTGCTCGTAGCCGGATTGGTAGGTGTCGGACACCTGAAGGCAATCCGGCGTAAGTTGCTTTGTCTCCATGTCGGAAGAATTGATTTATTTTTTCTTCCGTTCTGCTGTATCTAACACTTTTCTCTTCTTGTGTCGCCACTCCCGAAACACGCGCCGCGCCCGTTTGCGGTACATGACGCGAAAAGATTCAAAGGAGCTATACCTGGGCGGGAGGCCGTGTTCTTCAAGTAAGTCCTCTACCATCTGCCA